TATTCAGCAATGCTGACTGATGACATCAAGCACCACCTTTGAGCACTTGCTCTATAGCTTTAAGGGTTCGAATCATTGCCATTTGTAGAAATTCATGATTGCCGCGCATGTCTTCTTCAACATACTGCAAAGCATATTGAGTCTCTTTTAATGCCCCATCTAAACGCTTTTGCAGCTCCTCCACTTTCGCTTGTTGTTCTTTTTGAATCTCCCAAGCCCACTTTCCAGATTTACCCTCAAACTCACTCATGGCTGGCTCCTTTTTCTGCATCACACATTTCACATTTATCTATATGCCCCCACCCATCATCTCGAATGAAGCCAAACCCCTTACAAGCCTTACATTTGACTTTCTTTTTCTCACCCACCAAGAAATATCGATCTTTCTGGTTGTAGGTAATATCAATAGAACCTGAGTAATAGCGCCTTAACGCCCCATCAATATGAAATTCGTGTGGACCTACACAAAACATCCACCCCGAATCCCCGCCGCACTTTGTAAACCATGTGAAATATGCTTCTCTCCATTTCACATAACGGCCAGACAGATGAGGAGTCAACAATTCAATTAAACGTGCTCTAAGCATCTCCATGCTTGCTGACATATCTCCATAGTGATATTCAAGATCGTAGCTATACTCGCCTGTGTTATATCTAGTTGGCATGAGATTCACCGCCTCCGTATATTGATTCGTGGTCGCGGATAGCAGTCATCACACGCTTAATTGAAATGGAACCATCTGGAATGAAGTCGCAAAAATCATCAAGAAAGCTCAATCTCCCATTTCCCACCATGCGAACATGCGTGTAACCAACATGCTTATCTGTCGTAATGAATGCAGGCGTTAGCTTCTCAACTCCACCTAAATCGTTGATGATTTTCAAAGACTCCACCAGACGTTTAAGCTCAACCAAATCTACAAAATACTTCTCACGATCTGCTGGGCTGATTTCTACACTTTGACCACATTGGAACTCATAACCCTCGTTCCATTCAGTTGCGTTATCGGGTGCTGAATCTACGATTTCCTTCGCGTATTGCAGTCCTTTATCTCTAATCAATTTAGTTGCTTTCATGGCTGGCTCCTTTCTCATCAAGCTCTTTACGCGCCAACCACCACCAAACCACCGCACCGCTAATAGCTGCTGTAAAAAATGAAATGAGTAAACCCCACGCTAAAATCTCGAATTTATTCATACATTCGCCCCATCAATTAGCTGAAGAATATTTCTAGGGATTGGCATACCCTCCCGACGGCACATCTCTGCGTATTCGTGTGGATTATCGAAAGGATCAGGGCCCAACTCTTTTATAAGCTCAGGCTCTTTTTCTTTTGCCTCAAGTTTTTGAACTGGTGCAGGTTTACGACCATTGATTTTTAATCTTTCCATCAATGATTTGAGATGCTTTTGAGCCTCGTCATTGCTCACAGGAACGTGTTTAGGTTCTTTGTGTTCTAGTTGTAGCGGTGGAGTGTAAAACTCTTGCTGACGGCCTTTTAACTGAGCTTTAGCAACCATCACGTTGTAGGTCCCGAAGAAATTATCTTGAGCTGCTCGCATTTGGCCGGCTTCGATCAAATACATAACCTCGTCTAAGGCGTACTTAGTGATTTGGGTAATAACCACGGAACGGTCAGTTGTAAACTTACATGCGCGAGACCAAGCTTCTTCTGGAGACATCCAACTTTCACCGATACACCAGGTGCGAAACTCGGCAAATGACGGCATAAAGCGTCCACCTGCTGTAAGTAAACGAGCAAGTGCGTTGTTAAATTGGTTTTGTTGAACGCCAACCAGTGTTTTAAGTGCGATTTGCTCAACCACTGACAGAGGAATTGCACTTTCGCCTGTTGCTGGAAATTGCTTATTGAACTGAGCAGCGTAAACAGTGCGAAGAGAAGCGATTAATTGACGCACTTCGTTCAAGGTAATCTCATGCATGACCTACCTCCTCAATCATTGGAAACTTTTTTGCTGGGGTTACATCCACGATTTGAGATTCGCTCTGTTCTTCAAAAAGATTAGCGAAGTAACCCGACTCTTGTGGTTTTTGACCGGTTGAAGTGATTTGCTCTTGTTTCTTGCGGTTTGCAGCAACTTGTTTCTCGTTGTTTTGAACCCAAGAGAACCACTTAACCAACCAGATGCTTGGTGTATTCAACGAACTTGATTCGTTTGCAAAGTACCAGTCACCGAAATTTTGAATCATGGTTCTCAAGTCGATTTCAGGTACCGAAACAAATCTTTGTTGAGCAAGTGAAATGAAATCGTATTGAAACTCGCTGTATTCAGAAATGAATTCACGCATTGAGTAACGCTTGTGATCATCGATCTGATACTGAGCAAATTGGATTGGTGTAAATTGCGAATTTTCTTCACGCGCATTACTACTACTATCTATATATTGGTTATCGGTTAACGGTTTATGGTTAAGGTTTTTTTGGCTTTCACTTTCAGAACCCAAAATTAACCCACTGGGTTTTTGTGGGTTTTCAGAATTAACCGAGTCGCCTTCACTTTGGTTTTCTTTTGGTTTTTCCTTACGTGGACGCCCACCTTTCTTACCATTTTCACGATTTTTATCCCCTACTTTTTGATAAGCGGCGATTTCTGAATCACAACGTTTGTTGTGAAACCCGTCTTCCTCTTCCACAAAAAACTCTTGCAGCACAATTAATACTGCATCCCTTTCTTCTTGGGTATTTGCACGTAACCGACGAAAAACCGACTGGGTTTCTTTGGGTAATGGTTTTTCATTCAAATAATAGAAATCGAGAGCACGGCGATAAAAGCACTCTTCAACTGGGCTAAGGTGCGCTGTAGCAACCATAAAGTCGCTGATATGGTGGAGATATTTATACATCAGTGACTGCTCCTAATTTTACAAGACCGCGCATTTCCAACTGACGAATAATTCTTGGAGGAATAAATTCGTTGTTGATTTTGTAGCGAATACGAGACTTTTCTTTCACCTGAATTAGTTTGTGCCCATCTTCCATGAGACGGCGAACTGCTATAGCCTGCCCCCCCATATGAGTTAATTCTTCAAGTTGATAAAATCTTTCCTGAGCCTCAATTGCGGCATTCATAACTGAAAGCGGCATGGCTGCTAATTCTTTAGCCGAATAGATCTTTACTGGTTGTTCCAGGGGAATTACCACCTCTAGCGGTGTGGTGGAAACGGAAATATCCTGTTTTCTTCTTGCTGCATATCTCACTTTTCACCATCCTTTGGCTTAACATAGCCTCCAAAAGAATCAACCAAACACGCTTTGGTTAAGCTGGTTACAATCTGCTGTGCCAACCACTGCGTTATGCGAAATTGACGAGCCATGGCTTCTGAAAACTCAACCTTCGTAACCGCAGCATTATTTTCGTCATAACCTTTGTTACGTAAATTTTGCTTTTTCACCTCAAATAGGTGACCAAGCACTCGCAATGCAGGTTCATAAAAAGATTGGATTTCACTTTGATGAAGAGAATCTTTGATTTGCTGTGTAAAGCTGCTCATGACACCTCCGCTAATGCTTGCTCAGCTTTTGTTAGGCGGCGTTTAGCGTTGAGCTCTGCTACTGTTGCTGTACGGATTTCTTTTGATGAAACCAGAATCAAATGATTCTCCGATTTGATAGTCCACAACCTAGTCAAAGTTTTATTTTTAACCTCAAATAAATCGTTTGATTTAAAACTTCGACACTCTTTAGTAAGTACTACAACGTCACCTATTAAAAAATCTGGTGAGTTGAGTTCGATTGGTTGTTCTGATAAATTGTTTGTGTTCATTTGATCCACCTCATTTGAATGCCTAACCACTCCTGTTCCCGCAGGTAGTGGTTTTTTAATATCCAAGCTTTTCTTTTTGACCACTGATTTCGTCATGAAATAAGTCATCCACCGTTTCTATACGGTTCATCCAGCTTTTAGACATAACTAAAAGTGCAGCAACACGTTCCTTATCAATGCTTTGATAATCTTTAGGAACGACTTTTAATCCAAGCAAACTCAATAGCTCGCAAAACATTTCAATTTCATTCAAGCCATTGTTTTTCTTATCTGTTTTAAGTCGAGTAATAGTGCTTGGATCAACTTTTAATTGTTCAGCAATCTCTTTTTGATTGCTTATATCAAGACCATGCAATATGCGGGATACGCCATTTCTGGCGCTTGCAGATATATCAACTGATAATTTGCTCATGGTTAGGTCCTAAGCATTTGAAGTAGTTCGTTTGATTGGTTCTTTGCCATTTGCCAAATCTCTGATTTGGTATTCGCGAGCTAAAGGAATCTTTTCATTTGGCCACTGGTAAACAGCAGGTGGCTCAATTCCTAATAACTTTGCTAAGCCAACACCATTGACACCAAGCAACTCATAAGCTTCCTGTTTGGTCATTTGTGCAACCTCAAAAATAAGATTTCTTAGTATTAAAACAAAGATAACTTATTTTTGCAAGATGTAAGATAACTTATATGAAGAATCTAGAAACTATGGGTCAGCGTATTCGCGCCTTACGAAGAGAAAAGAAATTAACCCAAGGCGAGTTGGCAAAAATCGCCGGAGTTAGTGCGCCCAATGTCACTGGTTGGGAGAAAGATGCTTATGCTCCTAAAGCAGACCCATTAAGCAAAATGGCCGCTTATTTCGGAGTGTCGACTTCATATATAACTAATGGAGATGAAAGCGGCCCTAAGTTGGATAGCACTGTTACACAATTGAAAGTTCTGGATATCGAAGCTTTTAAGAAAAAATACAATATTCCCGATAGCGAAGATGCTGTTAAATTTCTTGAAATACCTGTTAAACCATTCCCCACCCAAAAAAGATATGTTCCTGTTAAGGCTTATTCAAAGATGGGCATGGATGGCTATTTCACAGATATGGGTTATGAAGGCAATGCTGGAGATGGGTATGTTCCAACTCACTCAGCAGGACCAAGAGCCTATGGTATTAAAGGCACTGGCGACTCAATGTTTCCAGCTATCCGTAATGGATGGTATGTGGTTTGTGATCCAGATGCGGAACTCGTGCCGAATGAGTTTGTTCAGGTATGCTTGAAGGATGGAAGATGCACAATTAAAGAATTTGTCGGCATCAATGGTGGGGTTTTAAGTTTGCTTTCTGTGAATGGTGGTGAGCGATTTTTCTTTGAAATGGACGAGGTTGAAAGTATTACCGCTATTACAGATATCGTGCCGCCAAGTCAGCACAGACAAGAACATCCTTATTCGCATTAATCACAGGAAGACTTATGGACAATTCAAAACGACCAATCAACCAGATTATTGCTCGCATCAATGATGCTGCGAAACATGGTGAAGCTTTGGTGCTAACAGCCGAAGAAGTAAAGATTCTTTCTAAAGATATTGGCGACAAGGTATTTATTCCAGTCCTTACAAATGAACAGGTTGTGCAGTTGGTTAAAGAAGGAAAACTTGGGCAGAAAATTAATAACACCAAAGATTAATAAGCTGTGAACCCGACACAGTCTTTACAACAGATCGGGTGGGGAAAATAATGAGTAAGACAGTTGTAAAAGACAAAACCGTACACTACAAAAAAGTAGACTTTCTAAAAGGCGCGAACCTTGGAAACTTACTTAAAGCCCAACTATTAGATAAAGACTCTTTTTATCATAAAGCTATTAATAGGCAGCAATTTGTATCGGCTACTAAAGATGATTTTATCCTTATAAATCACGCAAGTTCACATCAAAGTATGTTCTTTGGAGAGCTAATCATAGTGGAGTCTGGTAAAGCTCAAGCTGTTTTAAAAATAGACAATGATAGTGCTACCGAATTCCCAATCAAAACTTACTTAACGGAAGATTTACCTGATGATGAGGATGAATCTGTTGAAGTAGTGCGCAAAGAATTTATTGATAGTGTTTTATATTTTGGAGTGATTGATAATCATGTTGCAATTATTCAATCCAGATCATTAACAGCAAGAACTCTTGAGTCTTATTTAGGTTGGCTTTTGGGTGAAGCAGCTAAAGCCTTACCAGCGAATAGTGCCTTAATCTTAAAAGATGCTCCGAACCCGGCAATTAAAGAAAAATTGGAATCAACGCCAGCCAAGACCATCTCAATCTCATCTGGAATTGGATCAACAGAATTGCAACCGATTCACAAAATAGAGTCGAACGTACCAGCTAAGATTGATTACAAAATCGAAGAAAATGTGGTTGATGTTTTAAAAACTGCATTTGGTGTCGATTTGGATGATTTAAAACTTGAAGATGGCCTTGATGACGCTAATTTAAAGCTTAAATTAACACTCACCTATAATCGAAAAACATCCAAAAGCGGGCAAAAAGTAATTGATACTGTTGCATCATCTATGAGACATAATGATGATTATGTTATAACTCTTGAAGATGGTACTAAGGTCACAGCGGATAACTTAAAGATGAGTGGAAAAATATCTGTTGAAACAATCAATAATAAAGTTTATAACGACGGCCTTAAAGTTCAATTGTACAATTGGATGACTACCAATATTAATTTTGGTGATTAATCATGGCTAAACGCTACTTGCCGTTTTACAACAACGCTAAATTTATTGCATTAGTGTTAGTAGCTCTATTTGTCATTTTTTCAGTTACTTTTAAATTTCTTGCCCTTGATGTAAATATCAACTTGGTTCAATTTTCCTTTGTTTTGTTATTACCGTTAAGTCAAATTTATCTAGCCTACAAAGGTATGCTCGATGCATTGAAGCTTGATGGTTTAAATCAATCAGAGCGGGATCGCCTCACGTCTACTGTGGATATAAGGAGCAAATCATCACTATATGTTGCCATTTTATTTATAGTGATTGTTTTTGGAATGTATGTTTTCAATGCATTGAATTTACTATCAAATCAGCATCTTTTAGCATTAGTCTTATCTGTAGGCTTAACCTCAATATTAAGTTTCTTTTTGGCATGGAGTGATTTAAAAGAAATATCTATGCTTGAGAAAACCCTTAAGGCTCGTAAAGAGGCGAGAGAGGCCAGAAGCAAAGTAATGAGCAATAAATAAAAATCAAACACTACCCTTCTCACCCAACCCACCCCGTGTGGGTTTTCTTTTGTCTATTAAAGCATAAAAGTAAGCTTTCTTAAATTAAAATAAGATTTCTTATTGACAATAAAACTAAGTTTTCTTATATTTATCTCGTAGACATCAAAAAAGCACACCGCCCCTCCCCAGGTCCGATGTGCTTTTGCAAAACTGCGAGATCAATTATGAACGTAAAAGTTAACTCATTCAACTCCTTTGCATTTGTCAGCATGGCTGCTCTTGCAATTTCTGGTGGTTCTTTAGTTGCTTGCCAATTACAGCCAGCTTTCCAAGCAAAAGAAGCACCTACTCTTTTTACACCTAAAACTCAACCAAGTACTTACGGTGTGTTAACCGCGAAAATCACAGGTAAACATTCTGGCGTTGCTGTCATCAAATTAGATAGTTTCCGTTTAAACGTTAGCTTTGATTTTGAAGCTCATCCAGACAGTTACGGCGTTCCGGGTTCTGAATTCACTGCTGTTGATATTACTCAACTCACAGTAAATGAAATCACTGATG